CTCCCGGCTTTCGGGATGTATGTTCAGTTCGTGGTCATTTGGACAAGTGATTGGGACTTCACGTTGAGATGCGTCGACACTAAGGAAGAGCTTCATTTCACGCCGGCCGATATGTTGAATGAGTACACAATGCGGAAGGCTAGTGAGCTGTTGAATAAGCCTCTGGAAAACGGCGTTGACCAGTTTGTGAACCAAGAGATTAAAGATTAGTTTCTTATATAGCTACACGTCGTTTTAGGCTATACGCCGCTCTGCGCATCCAAGCGCAGAGCGGCTTTTTTTTGAGGGTACCAAGTGAGCCAATCAGTCCAGTGCTATCGCCACGCGATTATCCGAGCCGTCACCGGCAATCGACCAGCAATTATTTGGAACGTGATCGATGGCACGGCGCTTAACCGCATCTGCGAGCGCCTGGCAGAGGCTGAGCGCGCTGCCGAGATGCTGCAGGCAAAAGGTTACGGCGGGCCAGGTTTGCTGCTGCACGAGGTCGCCGCGCTAGTACCTGCCGCACACACGCACGACAAACGCTAATGGCGGCGCGTCCGAAGACCATCTGTCGCAAGGTTGGATGCGGCAAGCTGGTGGATGCGCCTGGTTACTGCGAGAAGCACGCCAAGCAGTCATCCGGATGGGTGCGCAGCCATGGCGACCAGACCAGCACGCAGCGGGGATACGGATACGACTGGCAGCAGCGCCGTGAGCGCATCCTCCATCGTGATTGTGGCCTCTGTCAGATCAAAGGACCCGTCTGCAGCTTCGTTGCGGGCGAGGTCGACCACGTTGTCAGCAAGGCCGCAGCGCGCGCCGACGGCTGGACAAATGAGCGTATCGAAGCCGATTCGAACCTCCAGGCTGCCTGTTCTGCCTGCCACAAGGCCAAAACGCAGGCAGAAAGGGGAGGGGGGAGTCGATTCTTTGGGGCAATTCGGACCTAGACCGACTAGCTAGTTTTATTTTCACTTCCGCAATTCAGACTTTCGGACTTCAGGAGTTTCAAGGATGCCAAAGCCCCGGACCCCCTCGGCGGTGCTCGAGGCGCGGGGTGCCTTTGACAAGGATCCAGCGCGCCGCCGCGAAGACTTTGCCGCAGGCGAATTCGAACCGACACCGCCGACATATTTCAAACAACACCAGAAAGACGCCTGGAATGAGATCGTCGCGGCGCTGCCAGCCACTGTGCTGCAGGCGACGGATCGCATGGCCGTCGAGCTGGCCGCGCGCCTGATCGCCCAGTTCCGGAAACTGCCGGACAGCCAAGTGACCTCCGCCCAGGTCGCCCAGATTCGTACCGCTTTGGCGGTGCTCGGCATGACGCCGGCGGATCGGTCGCGCGTGTCGGCGAAGAAGGAAGACCCCGTCAACCCGTTCGCCGATATGGTGGGCAGCAAGAAGGCGCACTGATTATGGCCGCCGATTTCGTCGGCACAGCAACGGGATATGCGCAGGCGGTCGTCAAGGGCAAGATCGTCGCCTGCAAGTGGGTCAAGCTGGCGTGCAAAAAGCACCTGGATGAGCTGAAGGCCAGCCGCCGTCGGGTGTTCCCATATTACTTCGATCCCGACGCGGCCAATAAGGTATGCACCTTCCTGTCGCTGATGCCCCATACCAAAGGGAAGTGGGCGCGCAAGCGCGAGACAATCACGCTGGAACCGTGGCAATGCTTTGCGTTCTGCGTGCTTTTTGGTTGGAAGATCAAGAAGAACGATCGGCGCCGGTACCGCAAGGCGTATTTCGCCGTGCCTCGCAAGAACGGCAAGTCGATCATCGGATCCGGCATTGGCCTGTTCATGTTCGCCGCTGATGGCGAGTTCGGCGCCGAGGTCTACTCCGGCGCCACGACGGAAGCGCAGGCATGGGAGGTTTTCCGTCCGGCCAAGCAAATGCTCGAGCGCACACCGCAGCTGCAGCAGGCGCTTGGCGCCGAGGTTTGGGCGAAGGCGCTGCTCTCGCCGGCCGACGGCTCACGGTTCGAGCCTGTGATCGGCAAGCCTGGCGACGGCGCATCGCCGTCTTGCGCGATCGTCGACGAATACCACGAGCACGACACATCCGAACTGGTCGACACGATGGAGACTGGTATGGGGGCGCGAGAGCAGCCGCTGCTCCTGATGATCACAACCGCCGGCTTCAACATCGCTGGCCCGTGTTTCGACCAAGAGCAGGACGCCAAAAAGGTGCTCGACGGCGTGCTGGACGATCCTGAGCTCTTCGCGCTGATCTATACGATTGACGACGGGGACGACTGGACTAGTCCTGCCGTGCTACGCAAGGCGAATCCGAACTTCGGCATTTCCGTCGACGAGGATTTTCTGCTCGCGCAACAGCGGCAGGCCACGCAGAGCGCCTCGAAGCAAACCCGCTTCAAGACGAAGCACCTGAACATCTGGTGCTCGGCCAAGTCGGCCTGGCTCAACATGCTCGAATGGAACAGGTGCGCGGACCTCGCCCTGCGTCCTGAGCAGTTCAGGGGCGAGCGATGCTACATCACCCTTGACCTGGCCAGCCGTTCGGACGTGTGCGTGATCATGCTCATGTTTGTCAGGGAAATCGAGGGGAAGCAGCATTTCTACCTGTTCGGGCATTACTACCTTCCCGAGCACGCGATCGAGAATGATCCGAAGAATTCGAACGTTTACCGGAAGTGGGTAATCGAGGGGTTCCTGCAGCAGCACGATGGTGCCGAGATCGACTTCGATCTGATCGAGGAAGACACCTTGGAGTTGATCGGGCATTACGGTCCGGAAGAGGTGGTATTCGACCCGTTCCGCGCCGCCCAGCTCGAGCAGCGCCTCACCAAGCGCGGCATCACCGCCGTGGAAGTGGGTCAGACCGTCAAGAATCTGTCGCTCCCAATGAAGGAATTCGAGAGCGCAATTAAGGCCGGCCGCGTGCATCACGACGGCAACCCCCTGTTGACCTGGATGGCGTCAAACGTGGTGGCCAAGCTGGACGCGAAAGACAACATTTATCCGCGCAAGGAAAAGCCGGAGCAGAAGATCGACGGCCCTGTCGCCGCAATCATGGGTATCGCACGGGCAATCAGCGGCGAAGTCGCAACCACCTCATTCTGGGACAAAGATTGAACTTCCTCGACCGCATTCTAGGGCGCAAGTCTGCCCAGCGTACCGACGCCCAGATCATGGATTTGATCGAAGGACGTGGCGGCGCAATGATCGCTGGCGTTCACGTCAACGCGAAAACTGCAATGCATGTGTCAACCGTGCTCGCGTGCGTGAAGGTGATCGCAGACGGTTGCGCCACGCCCAAGCTCCACGTCTACCGGGAAAAGCCGGATGGGACGAGGGAGAAAGCGACCAATATCCCCGAGTACCGCCTCCTGGCGCGTAGGCCGAACGAATGGCAGACCTCTTTCGAGTGGCGTCGCCAGATGACCATGCATGCCGCCCTGGTCGGACGAGCACTGTCGATCAAAGTGCGCGGACCAAATAACCGGGTGCGGGAGCTGATCCCGGTGGCGCCGGAGAGCTGGACAGTCGAGCGCACATCGCGCTACGAGTTGGTGTATCGATGCTGGGACGAATTTGGTCTGATCGGTACGTTCAGCCCTGACGACGTATTCCTGTTGAACGGCCTGCAGTGGGACTGGGTGCAGAACTTGGACGCCGTCAAGCTGGCCAGGTCTGCGATCGGCCTGGCATTGGCGACCGAACAAAGCCAGGTTGCAATGCACCAGAACGGTCTTCGGCCAAGCGGTGTCTATTCGGTCGACAAGGCCCTCGACGAGACGCAGCACAGCCGCCTGACTGCGTGGATCAAGAAGTTCTCAGGCTTGGCAAAAAACGGCGATCCGCTCGTAGTCGACAACGGAGCGAAGTGGACTCCTACTTCTCAGACGGGCGTGGACGCCGAGCATGTGGCGACGCGCCGGCTGCAGATCGAGGAGATCTGCCGCGGCTACGGTGTGTTCCCGATCATGGTCGGTCATAACGACAAGTCAGCCACTTTCGCCAGTTCGGAGGCGTTCTTCGCGGCCCACGCGAAGCACACGCTGGCGCCATGGCACACGAACTGGACCCAGCGGATGGACGAAATGCTGCTCGATGGGTCCGGCCCGTTGTTCGGCGAGTTTGACACCCGTTACCTGATGGCCGGATCCATGAAGGACCGCGCTGAGTGGGCGCGGACGATGGCCGAGATGGGCATCTACACCCGGAACGAGATTCGGGACGAGGAGGGTAAGGACCCGCTCCCAGGCCTGAACGTACCGCTCACCCCCATGAACATGACTCAGGGCAGCAAACAAGGAAAAGATGATGAAGACACCAACGCTGCGACCGACGCCAAATAAGCTGGAGGAGGCAGTACGGCAAACGCTCGAGCGTCCTGCGCTGCGTCCCCTCACGCAGCCACTGCCACCGAAACTGGAGCAGCGGTCCGGTGCTGGCGGCCGCGAGGTTCGCAACATCGTCTTCGAACTCAAATCGGTAGGTGAAGATGGCACGATCGAGGGCTACGGCTCGGTGTTCGGCGTGCGCGACAGCTATGACGATGTGATTGCTCCCGGCGCCTACGCAATCACGCTGGCAGCGCACCGCGCGGCAGGCACCATGCCCGCAATGCTTTGGCAGCACGACCCGACGGTTCCGATCGGCGTGTGGACCGAGATGGTCGAAGACAGCAAGGGCTTGCGCATCAAAGGCAAGCTGGCCCTAGATACGGTGAAGGGCGCCGAAGCCTATGCGCTGATGAAGATGGGCGCACTCAACGGTCTGTCGATCGGCTTCGTGTCGAAGCAGTGGGCGTACGACCGGGACATGGACGTGCGCACGCTGACCGAGGTCGAGCTGTGGGAAGTTTCGCTGGTCACATTCCCGTCGAACGACAAGTCGCGCATCACCGGCATCAAAGCGGCCGACGTCGCCGGCATTAAAACCATTCGTCAAGCCGAGCAATCCCTGCGGGATGCAGGATTCTCGGCCGACGCGGCCAAGGCGTTGATCGCCGAGGTCAAACGCATCGCTTTGGATGAGCGGGACGCTCATGAGGCGACAGCAGCCATGAAGGCGGCCGAGCGGCTGC